CTCATTGGCGGTCAAGCGGGTGATGCTATTACTGATTCCGACTTTAACGTGGCAGTAGGCACAAACTCTTTAAGCACTAATACAGTCGGAAGTCAGAACGTAGCTATCGGTAACGCTGCGCTGAATGCTATGAATCCTTCGGGCGCTGCTGATACTTACAACACGGCAGTAGGTGCGAGTGCTGGTCTGGCAGTCACCACAGGGACGCACGTTACTCTTGTTGGTGGTTTAGCTGGGACTTCACTTACCACCGCAGAATACACTGCTGTCTTTGGTTCAGAGGCATTACGCTCAGAAACAGGGGCTACATTAAGTACAGCCTTGGGCTACGCTGCTGGATATTCACAAAATGTATCATCGGGCTTAGCAGCTAACACAAACGTAGGCGCTCAAGCTGGCTTTTATAACGTCACTGGAACAGGCAACACTCGCGTTGGATATAACGCAGGGCTTGGGGCTTCTGGGCAAAGTAACAGCAACAACACCATAGTTGGCTCTTCGGCTGGCCGCGCGATAACTACTGGAGCGAGTAACAATTTCCTTGGCACAGACGCTGGAGACAGCACCACTTCAGGCTCCAAAAATATCTGCATTGGGGAAAACGCAAATTCAGATTCGGCAACAACTGACCACACAATAGCGATTGGTCACGACATAGCTATTAGTGCTAACCATTTTGGTTTTGGTAAGGCATCTAATATCGTTTACAACGTCTTTACTACAGACGCTAGTTGGGCAAGAAGCTCCGATGAGCGTTTGAAGAAAAACGTGCAAAACACTGACCTTGGCCTTGATTTTATCAATAACCTAAGAACAGTTAAGTACAACTGGAAGGCTAATAATGAGTTAGATGGCTCAGATACTGAGTTAGCACATCTTTATAAAGAAGATCCCGCTGATAATGATATGGATACAGAAGCCACGATGCACGGCTTCATTGCTCAAGAGGTAAAGGCCGCATTAGATACTGCTGGCGTTGATGATTGGGCGGGCTGGCAGCAAGACGCTAAAGGCGTCCAGCAAATTTCTCGTGAGATGTTTGTTATCCCGTTAGTTAAAGCAGTCCAAGAACTATCCGCACAAGTAACGGCTTTACAGGCCGAAGTAAACACCCTCAAAGGAGGCTAGAAATGGCTGAATCAGTAGAACGCTCTGACGAGCAAAAAGCACAGGACTACTCAGCAATGCTGGGCGGTGTAAGCGTAATCACTAACTGTCTTGACGATGACAATGACTTCTGTAACGACATGACCAGTGCAGAAAAGAAAGAGCGCGTTATGCGTAGCTCTGGATACCTGTCGTTTATGAAGGCTTTAGAAGATTGGGGCAGTGAAGATATGTCAACAATCACCGCAGCTATTACCGCTGCTGAAGCATACTCAGCGTAAGGATCACCATGAGCGAAGAAACAAAAGTCACGATTGATGGCGAAGAATATTCATTTGAAGGTTTGGCTGTAGAAACTCAAGCAAATATCGCACGAGTCAACGAGCTACGTCGTGAGGTGTCTGCATTGCAGATCCAAATGAACGAACGCCAAGCCCTGTTGCAAATGTACATCAAGGCTATCTCTGACTCTGTGCAGCCTGTAGAAGAAGACGAAGCTGTCGTTCAGTAATGACCGAAATTTCCTACATGATGCACCCGCTACCGTCAGTGTTTCTGATGGAGCTAGACATTCCAGAGGGCTTTGTTACTCAACTCAACGAGTATCTTGATGGCCTCCTTGAAGAAGAAGGACGGGTTACAGCAGCGGATACGCTCGTTGGTCAAATCAGCGAGGGAGAACAGCTTAGAATGGATCACAACCATGATCTTGTGTCTGGCTTTTCTAAATTCCTGTGTGCTATGGGTGCTGAGTATATTAATGCCTTTATGAAAGGTTCAGGCCAAATGCTTGACGGTGCCAGAAACGTCGAGATGGATGAGGTGTGGTCGGTACATAGCTATGCAGGTGACTACAATCCGATTCACGACCACGGCACAAAGACGGTGATGGGTATTAGCTGCACGACTTGGACGAAAGTGCCACCACAGATAGAACAAGGGCCACGGCCCGGATCTGAGGATTACGGGCTGTACAACGCCTCTGGAGAGTCTGACGGCTGTTTGTGCTTCAACTACGGGCAAAGCTCCTCTTGGGACAAAGAGCGGCTGAAACCTACGCAGAACATCGTGGTGCGCCCACAAGTAGGCAAGCTGTACATGTTCCCGCAGTGGATGCAGCACATGGTTTACCCGTTCCGAGGTGAAGGTGAACGCCGCACTGTAGCGGCAAATTTGAATTGCTTACCAACAGAATTATCAGAGGTAGCGTAATGGAAACACTATTAACGATCTTCAACATTGCCACCGCAGCAGTTGCACTAGCTTCTGCAATTACGGCAGTAACTCCAACTCCAAAAGATGATGCTATGGTCGCTAAGGCGTACAAGTTACTTGAGTATTTTGCGCTTGTGGTTGGCAAAGCAAAACAGTAGCTATTATGTGCTACTTAGCACTTGCAGAGGAGTATGGCTTGGACAACGGCGATAAGGCATTGAATCAGATTTCTACTCACGAGCAAGTGTGTGAGCAGCGTTACCTGCGTATTGAGGAGCGTTTAAACGATGGCTCTAGACGTTTTGATAAACAAGACCGCATGCTTTATGGAATTATTATTTTAATTATTGGGAGCATTTTGATCCCGCAGTTTTTAGGAGGTTGATATGTCAGATGAAGGAATTCGAGTCCCAACGTGGGCGTTGCCAGCGTTTTTAGCTGTACTGTCGGGTGCTGTTGTATGGGGTGCTAGTCAAGCGCAAGCACAGGCTACCCAAGAAGAGGTGGATCGTATTGAGGCTGTAGTAGAAAAAACTGTTGAAGAGGCGCAGGCCACGGGAAAGTTAGCAGCAGTCAATGCGAGCAAGATCGAGGCTATAGTCGATTCATTAGCGGAGCAAAGCGAGACAGCGAAAGCATCGGACGCGAAGCTCCAGCAACTGATCGAAATAATGCTAAAGCAGAACTAGAGTACGACCCCGCTAACCCGAATCTGTTTTGTGATTTGCGGGAATGGCGGATGTTGGAGCTACTCAATCCCCCTGCTTATAGGCATTGCATCACTATGGCTTGGTTGCGGTATAACCACCGTCAGTGTGGGTACGGTGCTCAGACCTATATTAGAAACACTATGCCTCGTGTGCTTGGTACCGCGTATCAGCTTGATGTAGAGCTACTCACTTGGGACTTGGTAAAACCTAAGTCAGTCAAGAAACAAGCCGTCAAGAAGAAGAAACGTCTATGACTATGATGATCTTTGTTTTGGTAGTTTTAGAGCGCGGTCAACCAACTGGTGAGGAGTTTTATTTCCGTGAGCTTACGTCCTGCATTGAGTATTCTAATGCTCTAAATACGGGCAGTATCTCTGACCATAACGAAATTATGGGCAAACAAAATTACTACACGACTTACTGTCGAGTTCGTGAAATACCCACATCAGACGCTGGCACCAAAATACTGTTCCGCGATCCAGTAAATGAGTAGTGGACGGGGCTAGTGTTGAAGCATCTCCAAATACAAACGCAGCGTCTGTAAAGATATATGATGAACTTGCTAGAAAACTTAACAAGGTCAAGAATGTTGAGCGAGTTTCGCAGGTTACTCATTCGTATTCGTTGCGGTGGGAAGAGTACAAAGTTACACACTACGCCGAGCTTTACTACACCTATGCAGATGGAGCAATTTCAGTTAAACATATGAAAAGTGATGAACGTCAAATTGTGAACATAAAGATATGAGCGATGAACGCCGAGTCACGTTACGTTGCGCTCGTTGTAGAAAAGAGGGCGGGGTTATGGATTTTGTGCATTTGAAAGTTAGAACTCTTTGTGGAAGATGCTACGCCCGATTAAGTGGGTGGGCGTAATGAGCATACTCGGATCACTCATAGGCCCAGCAACGTCATTGCTCGACAAAGTTATTGAAGACAAAGACGAAAAAAATCGTATTGCTTTTGAGTTAAGTACCCTAGCAGAACGTCATGCTACTGAACTTGCCAAGGGACAGATGGAAATTAACAAAGTTGAGGCGGCGCATAAGTCGATCTTCGTCGCTGGGTGGAGGCCGTTTATCGGGTGGGTAGCTGGAATTGGATTACTGTACAACGTGTTATTAGCGCCTGTTTTAGGTATTTGGTTTACTTTACCTCCAGTCGATCCCGCAATTTTGACCAGCACTTTGATGGGAATTTTAGGGCTAGGTGCAATGAGAACCTACGAGAAAAAGAACAACGTAAGCAGGGAGAAGTAATGGCTAATGAACTAATTGATATGTTGAAGCGTCACGAGGGCGTGCGTAGTCATGTGTACCTATGCTCCGCTGGTTATGAAACTTTGGGCGTTGGGCGCAATATCAGCGAATCCGGTCTTGGGCTGTCAGATGATGAAATAGATTTTTTGTTAATTAATGACATCACTCGTGTAAAGCAGGAGTTAGCCGATACTTACTTTTGGTTTCCTGCACTAAACCAAGCACGACAAGACGCTATGATTGACATTGGTTTTAATTTAGGATTAACGCGCCTGCGGGGTTTTGTGAAAGCTCTTGAGGCCATGTCACGCGAGCAGTTTGACATTGCGGCAGATGAATTTATGGACTCGCGCTGGAGTCAGCAAGTAGGCAACCGCGCTATTGAGGTCACAGAGATGATCCGCACTGGAGACTATCAGTAATGCCGCTAAAGAAGCTGTTATTTAGGCCCGGAGTAAACCGCGAGACTACTAGGTACGCAGCGGAAGAGGGTTGGTACGACTGCGATAAAGTGCGGTTTCGCGGAGGCTTGCCGGAAAAAATAGGGGGGTGGCAGATTACCTCTCTCAACACGTTTCTTGGCGTGTGTAGGTCGTTGTTTGGTTGGGTAACGCTGTCCAACCAAAAGCTATTAGGTGTTGGCACTAACCTCAAGTTTTACATTGAGAAGGGCGGCACTTACTACGACATAACGCCAGAGCGTACTCCATCCGGTGTGGCGCTTACAAATCCTTTCACCACTGTAGACGGCTCTACTACAGTTACAGTTACTGACGCGGCTGGTGGGTACGGAGACGGTGATTTTGTTACCTTCAGCGGTGCTTCTGCGGTGGGCGGGCTTACTCTTAACGGCGAGTTCCAGATAACCTACCTTACAGGTAATACGTATACTATCGAATCCAGCACGGCTGCGAGTTCTGCTGCTACAGGTGGCGGGTCAGTAACCGCTATATACCAGATAAACGTAGGCCCAGAAGTCGAAGTGCCATTAGTGGGCTGGGGTGCTGGAGGTTGGAACCAAGGAACGTGGGGCAATGGTATAGAATCTACAGACTCTTTACGTTTATGGAGTCAGTCTAATTTTGGCGAAGACCTGATATTTGGGCCTCGCGGAGAGCCTGTATACTACTGGGATGCTAGTAGCGGGCTTACTGCCCGTGCAGTAGAACTCTCCACGATTGCTGGGGCTTCCGACGCACCTACTGTACAGAACTTTATACTTGTGTCTGACATAAGCCGATTTGTATTTTGTTTTGGGACTAATACGTTAGGTACAGCTACACAAGACCCCATGCTGGTTCGGTGGTCAGACCAAGAAAACCCACTTAACTGGACACCCTCCGCGACTAACCAAGCAGGAGACATAAAGCTATCTAACGGGTCACAGATAATTACCGCATTACAGTCTCGCCAAGAAGTATTGGTGTGGACAGACTCGGCTATGTATGCCATGCAGTATGTTGGCGGTACGGTAGTTTGGGGTACACAGTTACTAGGCACTAATCTATCAATAGCGTCTCCACGCGCTGTGGCTTACTCAGACGGTATTTCTTACTGGATGGGCCGAGACTCTTTCTATACCTATGATGGCAGAGTTAAAACTTTGAACTGTGACTTAAAGCGTTACATCTTCAACGACTTTAACTTTGAGCAGATTGAGCAGGTATTTGCAGCTACAAACGAAGGGTTCGGTGAAATATGGTGGTTTTACTGTTCTGCTAATTCCACAACCATAGACAAGTATGTCATTTACAACCACGAGCAAGGTATATGGTATTTTGGCACTATGGCTCGCAGTGCGTGGATTGATTCTGGGCTTCGTGAGTACCCTATGGCTGCTACATATACTAATAAGTTAGTAAATCACGAGCAGGGCGTAGACAGTAACGAAAACGGTGCTGATGTAGCTATAGATGCGTACATAACTTCTGCTCAATTTGACATAGAAGATGGAGATAGGTTTTCGTTTATTCGCCGTATAGTGCCAGACGTTACCTTCGATGGGTCTACAGCCGATAGTCCTAGTCTAGTTATGGAGCTACTTCCACTACAATCATCAGGATCTGGGTATAACTCACCACTGTCTGAGGGTGGGTCAAGTAGTGCCTCAGTAGCTAGAACAGCTATAGTTCCTATTGAAGCCTTTACAGATCAGGTTTACACCAGAGTACGTGGTAGACAGTTATCTATAAAAATACAGTCAACGGATGTAGGTGTAACTTGGCAATTGGGTGCGCCTCGTATAGACATACGCCCAGATGGTAGGCGATAGTGGCAGTAAATTTAGACTTTGTTGCTCCGCAGCT